CTATCTCATTTTCAGTCAGATGTGGCGTCTTACAATGTCTCTTGAACTTATCATTACAGCGATATACGGTCTGGCGGTATTTATCAGTCGAGTGCCAAACTTTGGCTCCGTACCAACTGCCGCACTGTCCACATTTGATTTTGCTGGAGAAAATGGAGATACCGCTATGACGAATTTTACTATTTTTTCTCTTCCGCATCTTTTCCTGTACCAAGTCAAATACCTGTGGACTGATAATAGCCTCATGGTTATTTTGCACATAATATTGCGGTACTTCCCCTTCGTTCCTCTTACTTTTTTTCGTAAGAAAGTCCACCGTAAATTTCTTTTGAAGCAACGCATCACCTTTGTACTTTTCATTCATGAGAATACTTCGCACCGTGTTGGGTCTCCATATTTTGCACCTCGCAGGTGTTGGAATCTTTTGCTCTGTCAATTTCTTTGCAATAGAATGAAAGGTGTACCCGCTAAGATATAAACGATAAATCAGTTTTACTGTTTCTGCCTGCTCTTTATTCACTACCAGATTGCCGTCCGCTCCCCTGTCATAACCAAGAAAATGACTGAATGCCAAACTGACCTTCCCATCAGCAAACCGTTTCCGATGTCCCCAAGTGACATTTTCTGATATACTCCTACTTTCCTCCTGTGCTAGGGAACTCATAATAGTAATAAGAAGTTCACCTTTGGCGTCTAGTGTCCAGATGTTTTCTTTTTCAAAGTAGATTTCGACCCCGTTATCTCTCAACTTACGTACGATTGTCAAGCTATCCACCGTATTCCGCGCAAAACGGCTGACCGATTTCGTAATGATAAGGTCAATTCTGCCATCCATTGCATCACGAATCATACTTTTAAAGCCTTCCCTATGCAAGGTATTTGTCGCTGAAATTCCTTCATCCGTGTACATCCCAGCGAATTCCCAGTCGCTGCGTCCCTTTATATAATTTGTATAATAGTCAACCTGTGCTTCATAACTTGTAAGCTGTTCATCCCGGTCGGTTGAAACGCGTGCATACCCGGCGACCCTTCTCTTTTTCTGGCTATGAATAGGTTTTTCTGTGTAATTCTGTAGTGTAGCTGGTATGACCTGCACTTTTTTCATGGCAATTGCACCTCTTTATTTTCTCCAGAATAAAACCGGAACAACAGGGTCCGATTCTTCTGAACCTCAATCCATTCCACCTGTTCCCGAAATTTTTGCTCATCAAATGTAGATTCGCCAAGAAGGGCTGCCGCTGTTTTTTTCAGCCAATCTTCTTGGATGCCGCTAGTGTGGACACATTTATGTTTGTTCCGACTCCGCCAATACGCTACTCTTCTATTTTTACGTGTTTCCAAACAACGGACAAATTTCACATCACAAGTCGGGCAAAAGATACGTTCTGAAAAGGCACTATAACGGCTGGACAGTCCACTTTTACGGTATTGGACCATTCTTTGCTGCACTTGTTCCTTCCGTTTCTCCGTCCACATATCCTTTAACGCTGTCGATTTCCATGGCTGCTTAATAACCTTGCCGTCCTTTAAGTAAAATAGCAAGGAATGATAAGCCGGCACCACTATTTTCTCTACCCTCTGTAAAAACTCTGTCTTATCAAAAATTGCCATTTCAAGTGCACTCATACAAGCGCGTTCAAGAGCAGGCTGTGGAATGGCACCATAGGCCCCGCACCGTTCCTCCGCTTTTCCTTTATTTGACAAGCACGACCAGTATTCACTCGGTTTTCCTTTGTACTTTCTTATATTATGGATGTAGCTCTTTCCACAAATACCGCACTTGATGATTCCTGTAAAGCAGGATGTGTTTAGGAAATTTCTGGCATATCCGCCACGTTGCTTTCCCGCCTCCTTACGCCACGCCATCTCTTCCTGAACCTGATTGAATGTCGCTGCATCAATAATGGCCTCATGATGATTTTCCACTACATATTTATCCTTTTCTCCATGGTTTATGACCTGATGTTTGGTAATTGGATCTATTACGAAGGTCTTTTGAATGACCAGGTTCCCTTTATATACAGGATTCTGCAACATCTGCTTTATAGTAGAATCCTGAAATAGGTTGCCGTACATCGTATGAGCTCCGATATTGGCAAGCTCTCGCTGTATATCTCTTCGCGTTTTCCCTGCTAAATACCCCTTAAAGACTCTCCGAACAATCGCTGCTTCCTCATTCTGGATAACTAGTTCTCCATCTTTCCATCGGTACCCATAAATGAAGAACTTTGCATGGGGAATTCCTTTTTCGTATTTCTTTTGAAACCTCCACTTGATATTGTCGCTGATAGAGCGGCTTTCTTCCTGAGCAAAGGAGGCAAGGATTGTCAGCATCAGCTCTCCATCACCACTTAGGCTACAAATGTTTTCTTTTTCAAACCAGACTTCGACACCAATCTCTTTTAGGTGCCGAACCGTCTTAAGCAGGTCAACCGTGTTACGTGCAAACCGCTGGATGGATTTCGTAAGAATAATATCAATTTTTCTAGCTTCTGCATCTGCAAGCATACGTTGAAACTCTTTTCTCTTAATAATCTTTGTTCCAGTAATACCATAATCAGCATATACCCCCGCATATTCCCACGTAGGATTTTTCTGTATCAATGAACTGTAATAGCTAATCTGAGCCGATAGGGAATGCTGCATTCTCTCTGACTCTACAGAGACTCGGGCATAGGCAGCAACCCGCTTCCGTTTGGAAATTTCGGTAACCTTCTGTTCTATTTTCCACATTTTCTTTTCCATAGTTGAGCCCTCCTTCCAACTATATATATCACTCTAACCAGTAGAATTATCAAGTGTATAACCCTCCGAAAAACGGTTGATATTTATGAAGCATTTTCTTCTTGAAGGACTGGTACTCCTTCTTGGTAATAAGTTTATCATTCAACATTTTCCTTGCCAGATTTATCGTTACCTGAAAAGTTATTTCATTAAAAAATAACTTCTTATCCATGGCGGACACCTCCGAACCGGTAAGCAATATAGCAATCATGAGAGCAGAACTTCCGATGACTATTGCCATAGACAGTGAATGCTTTTCCGCAGGCCGGGCAAGTAAAAGTATAGACTGCCTTCCGCTTCACCAGCGTCAGATGTGCGTTCCACCACTTGTTCCGACAGGCATCACAGCAGAACCGTTTCCGCTTCCGCCCCGGATTCTGATCAATAGGCTTCCCACACTGCTCGCATACTGCTCCATCTATCCTGGTTACCAGACTGTGCCGCCGGCAGAACGACTTCACCGTATTGATAGAAATCTGGAGCTGCATCGCTATCCTGCCATACCCGGCCCCAGCTCGGCGCAGAGCAATAATCTGTTGTTTCTGTTCGTCCGTCATGATGGATACCTCCTGAATTTTTGGTCTTCAGGAGTAACAGGACAGAACGGCTATTACTAAGTACTATAAAAAAAAGCCGATACGGAACATCCTTCCCGATGTTCCGTATCGGCTTTTCTCATACAATCTTCTGCTTTGCATCAGCCACAATAGCTTTGACCGCTTGCTGCAGCAAAGTAATATACAGCCTGTTCCGAATCTTCACCCACCAACTGGTGGTGGTCTGGATTTCCGCTTCCAGTGGGTCTGTGAGGTTCTTCATCTGCGCTTCCACCAGCTTCTGGATGTCCTCCAGGTCGATGGACTTGATGGCCGCTTCGGCTTCGCTCCTGGCAAAAGATACAACCGTATCGGCGACGGCTTTCTTGATTTCTTCACGGTTCATAGTCATTTACCTCCCAAGATCAGTTGTTCATAATCAGTAACACCCCGGGCTACTGCTCTGGCCAGGGCATCCTGGGCAGAGGCCAGGATTTCTTCATCGCCGGGATTAGTGATGAAGGCCAACTCGACCAGGACAGCGGGCATTGCCGTATTGGTCAGAACGTAGAGTCCGTTGACGCCAGGCGTTGCGATTTTCACGCCCCGGTCAGTGGTATCGAGGGCATCAATAATTTGGCGTTGGATACAGTTGGCCAGTATGTTGCCACAGTAACTGTCAGCACAGGCCCAGGTTTCTGTGCCGTTAGCTTCTTCTGCCATTGCGGCATTGCAGTGGATGGACACGAAGATGTCAGCATCACTGTCATTGGCTGCTTCGCAAATTTCATACAGGCTGTCAGATTGAAGCAGTTCTGTTTCTACGCCTGCCGCATTTAGATAGCTTGCAGCGGATTTACCAACGGCCAATGCTACATCACTCTCGCGTAGGCCCGTTTCTTCATTGACGGCACCTGGGTCTGGATGCCCGTTCGGCGCATGGCCGGGGTTCAGGAATACTTTCATTGCTTTTCTTCTCCTTTCTGATGAACAGCGGTCTTCACGGTCCCGCCGATGTAACCGAGCAAGCCAGAAGCGATGGACATGGCCAGCTCGTTGAGGGCATAAAAAATCGCCAAGATCAGTGCCATGACCAGCCCGATGATGACGATGCAGTCAGGGATATTCACTTTTTCAAACATACTTACGCTACCACCTTAATCTGTAGTGTCACTTTTGCATTCGATTCCGAACGCTCTTTTAAATAAGTGTATAAAGTATCAGAAATTTTCCCAGACATTGTTGCCCCTAAATCTGTGTCTATATTATATGTCAAGTCTATGATTTCCTTGATTCCCGTTCCCGTTGTGACTTCAGCCTGACAGGCAGCGTATCGCTGTTCTTCTTTTACCAGGAATATCATCCCTTTATTATCCGCATCCTCGACAACAACAATCCCTTCTATCTTAGGACTGTCCGGACTCTGCGCTAAGGTCATCAGCAGACTTCCTAAAAGGAACTGTGAGCCTTGTCCTTGCAGTGTAAGGTTCACAGTCGTAAAGGGACTGGTGGGAATCAAAACTGCATCTGTGGCACTGACAATCATGCCATCACTAATCGGCATAGACGCAGAAGCATATTGATGATTCGAACTGACAGTGCCCTGTTCTTTACCATTAACTGTGATTTTCCCGACGTAATAATCATTGTCTGCTTTTAGGGTAATATCGAGCATATTTTGATATTCTGTAGCATACACGGCATTTCTATCCGTATCATGTTGCATCGATAACTCTGGATGATTGCAGGTAATCGTAATTTTTTGATGGTCTTTTTGCACCAGGGTTATTTTCTTCCGGGTATCCCCACCAGAAGATACGTTCGCTGTTCCTTCCACCAGTTCTCCATCGGCCGTATAGAACTTTTTTCCCCGAGCAACATCTCCAATTTCAGCTGTCGTATCGGACACTTCACAAAACCTTGCTTTGCCTCCCGCTGTAAGGGGTAATAATATGGATGGAACTTCCGTATAATTAGCTCCCGCAATCTTAACATCAACCTTCATGACTCAGTCCTCCTATTCAATGGTCAGCACTTTGGTCAGACTATCCTGGAATACTGCTACAGAGGTCAAAGAACCGGTCACTTTCGCTCCGTTAATATAGGCGGTTTTGCCCGACACAATAGTACTCGCAGCTGCGGTAGCATCTGCCGTATCCACCACACTGGCCTTGCCGGCTACTCCCAGAATCGTCACACCTGCCTTGATGTTATCTGCAACCAACTTGGCTTGTTCCTCGCTCGGGATGGTAACTGAGCCTTTGCCATTATGGTAGCCTGCCGGGATAGTATACGAACCGTCCACCTTGCCAATACTGCCACTGACAGCCCCATTATCTGGCATAGCGCCTGTCACTGAACCGGTTCCCAAGAATGCAGTTTTCCCATTCAGGATATCCGCAGATACTGCAGTCGCCCCCGTTGTATCATAAAAAGTGGCGGCTCCCTCTCCTTCTGCTAGTGGAATCGAAACTTGAGGGACTTCTGCATACACTACGGAATTGATTTTTAAATTTTTCGCCATGATGTTATTCTCCTTTACTCAACCTTTAACTCATATCCATTGAAGCTAATTCTGCCATAGTTCGACGGAATGGCAGCTACCGTAACCCGCTGCAAGGCATCGTAGCCTGCATCTGGTCGGATGATTTGTTTCTCTTTATTAGGAATGACCACCTTCTTTTGATAATTTCTGGAAGGTACCACCGGCATGGATAGAATCCCTTGCAGAGTACTTATTCCCTTTATAGTGCCTTTATACTTATCCATGGGTCGTTACCTCTCCCGTTATAATAAAGGGACTGGGTGGAATGATCGTGTCTGTATACCCAGAGTCCAGCACCAATTCTACATCATACCAATAGGTTCCAAATGGAAGCTGTGCTGTATCTTCTGGTATCAGGATCAGAACACAGTCATTTTCTCGGCGCAGAATACCACTATCCAGATGCTTTTCTATCACTGTCTTTTCATCTGAAAGTTCCCGCTTAACGGTAAAAGCAAGCTGATCATCCGGACCTGGGATAAAGATGGCACCTGTCACCCGGTCCCGAATAATCAGCGTGATTTCAGCAGAATCCCCTCTTGTCAAAAAGAGCCGGTTTTGAATGACCGAAAAACCCATTCTATCACCTCCTACTCATTCTGCCGTTGCTCAATCACATCCAGGCGATGCTGTACGTGCCCCGTAGCTTCTTCCACCCGGGACAACCGCTCTGCCATCTGCTGCCGTTTGGATTCCGTATCGGATAGTTGCCTGCGCAGATGATCAATGCACTCCTGCAGGCTCCGTACTGATTGATTTAAGGGCTTGATGACGCTGAAATTGAAGATAACGCCGCAGAGCATCAGGACCGATACCAGAGATGCGGCCATCTGTAACCATTCAGCCATATTTCTCACCTCCTATCCCGTCCGCTGAAATATGTACACGACAATAGACGGCTGCATATTGTTGTGGGCTGTACCGCCCCCGGCATTTCCTGTATCAAAGGTATGCGCATGTTCTCCATTCCAGGACGTATTCCCAGACCAGGTGCGGGAAGCACGAAATTCTACTACGACGCCATCTTCATCGCCATCATATCCAGATTTAGCATCATATCTGGCAATTCCGCCTGGATAAAAGGAGCCTCCCGGCGCAGGTAACCCCTGTTGGCCACGCACGGCATCATCTCCCCCAAAGTTCCCCCAGATTTCCATGTCCCCTCGGTTATGATTATGTCCACCACTTTTAGCCGTTGAACCACTGTGCTTGTGAATCGGTATTTCCGCCAGGGTATTGGTGTGCTTCTCTTCGCCCAGCTTGTCCCCGGCCTTGTACATTGTCCCGCTGTCTGCTGCCCCGGCTCCGATCAGGCACCGCCCCATGGCGAAGGCCACCCAGGTCGTACCCGGCCAATACGTTGCGGGATTCTTCCCGTCCGTAGAAATGTAGATGGCATTGACAGGGAACGGACAAGCCTGGATTTTTGCCACAGCCTCTTCGTCCATATCCGCATAAGTGACCTTGCCCCAGCTGCCGTTGCTGTGCAGGACCGTATTCAGCTTCCCCGCAGACGGTGACGGGACCATACCGCTCTGGCCTGCTGTCTTTTCGCCGCAGCCACTGAAATCCGGCAGGGCGATATCCCTCGTGCCGTCAAACAGCACCCGGTGGATTTTCCGCCCCGTCTGCAGCTTCGACGCACTGGCCGCATTGCCGCTGATGCCGCTGGCATGGGCCTTGGCATCGGTCAGATGGGCATTGATGTCGGCTGCCGTAGCAGAAATCCGCTCATAGAGCCGTGCATCATTACTGATCAGCTGGGACACGGTCCTGTTCTGCTGATTGAAGACGACGGGGTCTTCCGAAAGATACTGGGGAAAAAGCACATCATAATCCAGCGTATTTTCTACGGCTTCTGTTGGCCGGACTTCCTGCCCGGCCCGGTCCGGAAAATCTGCCGACCACTTCTCCTTGATATACTCAGCCACTTGCCGTCACTCCTTTCCCGGATACAATCGTCGCTGTCGAGAACGTCGCCTCGCCATCCCAATGGATCTTCCCGTTCCAGGAATAGCCAAGATAGATAGCATAGCCCAGATGGGCCGGCTTGTAGATGTCGAGCTGGGCAATCAGCTTCGAGAGCGTTTCCGTATCCTTGTCATTCATAATGCAGTACACCTTGAAATAATATTCTTCGTTCACTTCCTCGATGTGGCCGACGCTGTACAGGTTCACGATGGAGTTCATGAAATCCACCGTGGATACATCCACATGCTGCAGCTTGAAGAGGATCCGCTGCCTGCGGAATTCGTCGGTATCCCCGTCACCTGGTTTGATGCCCAGAAACGATTCATAGAGTGGCAGTGCCCAGGTGGCTGTGTTCACGAAGAAGTTGTCCGCTAGGTCCTGCAGAGCCAGCCGCAGTTGGTTATGCTCCGTGCTGCAGGTATCCGCCGTCTTTTTGAACATCGGGGCTTGCCCCAGGAATTTTGGCAGATAGTCCAGCACATTAATGGGCTGCTGTCTCATCCACTCATTCGCTGACAAGGTTCAGCACCACCTTCCCGACTACCGGGATCTGCTCATTGGTCAGGCGGATATTCTCCGCCTTGCCGCCGAGTTTCAGGTTCCGGTAGTCTGTAATCCCATTCACACTCAGGATGAGCCGCCCAATCTGTGCCAGGCTGACATAGGACAGGCTGAAACCTGTATTCTTGAAATAGGCAGACACAGTGGCCGTCACCGCATCCGCATTGACGGTGCCGTACACTTCTGCCGTAATATCTACGGATACGGGTGCCGGAGATACCACGGTCACGGTGGCCCCGATAGGCCGCTGGGATTCGATGTACCGGGCCACTTTCTGGATCAGCTCGCTGGAGGCCGATTCATTCTCTGCCGTCACGATGATGACTTTCACCGTACCGTTCCCGTTCCAGAGCGGGATGACCTTGCAGTTGCCAACCCCGTCCACGGACATGGCCCAGGAGCGGTAGTGGTTGGCGTTGCCGGACGTGATGGGCTGGCGAACCCGGAACAGGAGCCGTGCCAGGAGAGCCGCATCGGTTTCCTCATCGGCCCCATCTGTGCATTTTTCCGGATTGGTCACACTGTACACGTTGGGAATGGAATAAGGGATTTCCGTAATCGTCCCCGGTGCCACATTCCCTTTCGCCCCTGTATCTGCGGCCTGGACAGCAATGTCTGCTTCCGTTCCATCAGATGGAATCGTAGCAGATTCTGTCGTGTAGAACCGTAGCCCGTCTTTCGTCTGGAACAGGCTGCCACGTATAATGTAGGCCCCGGACTGCCCGGAGACCATCACTTGTCCATTGGCTTTCACGGCCTGTTTCCTCTGGATGCCGAATTCCTCGGCCCGGAGCGTCAGATAGTCACCCCAGGCAGTTTCAGCAAACGCCGCGTCCCGGAGCATGGCCATCTCGGCATAGCTATTCTCGAATTCCACAGCATTGGTATCAATCATATCCCGGGCAAAAGAACCCTCGATAGCCGTCTTGTCCGTATCGGTCAGCGTGTGCAGGGTCTGCACCATGCGGTTCTCGATCTGGTCTTTTGTCTGGGCATCGAACAAATCGCTCATGCAAGGCTCCTTTCTGCGGTAACTGTGATGCTCTCGTCGCTGTAAATGGATGTCACATCCACCAGAATGAACAAATCATCTTTCTCCCGCTTTTCCACATCCACCCGGTTGATCCGGGCAATATAGGGATTGACGACCAGCCCCTCCCGGATGTTCTGGCAGATCTGGTCTGCCGTATAGACGTTGTTGGGCATCGTTCCCTGATAGGGTTCAATGGTAATGCCGTATTCATCATGGTAGGCCAGATACCGGTATCGTTCCGTCATTAGGGCTTTATAGATCCACACCTTGAGAGCTTCATCTTCTGTCACGGTGATGTTGTTCCCGTTCTCGTCATAGCGGAACCGATGTTTCTCAAAGTCATAGCCGTATTCCGAAAGGAGCGGCAATATTTCTCTGGCGCGGGCATCTGCTCCGGATGCCAAGGCCACAAAAGGATCAGCCATATCCGTCCAACCTCACAATCTCATCTAAAATCACATACTGCTGGATTTTTCCGTTCACCAGCATGGGCATGATGGCGACTTTCATGCCCGGCTTCAGGGTATCCGTGGTAATCACCGAATCGGTGTAGTCGTTATGGATGTCGTGGTTATGCGACTGATACGCCGCATCCCCGCTGCCGCCTTCCCGGTTCTGGGTAGCCGACACCAGATGGCCGCGGGCCGTTCTTCCGTAGCCTGCCAGAAGGTAATGGGAAATCCACAGTTCCTCTTTGGTCAGGACGATGCCATTGTATTTCACCTGGATGTCCGGCGGGGATTGGAGTATCTCGCCAATCTGGATGGACGGGCTGTTGCTGCTCCTCGATACCTGCTCCATGAGGTTCAGCAGGCTGATATATGGATTTTTCTGCATCTCCCGTCACCCCCTCGATGTCTTGATGATGGTCGCCGGATAGTAGTCGCTCCCCATGTCGATGCTTCCTTCGTAATGGTGGCAGCACCCGTACACGCTTGAACTGTTGCCCCAGCAGCCGCCATTTCCATCATAGGCCACGACATGCCAGTTCGGGTCCGGCTTGCTGTAGCGGTTGTACATGATGATGTCGCCTTTCTCCAGCTGTGCCGGGTCGTAGGGAATCGCCAATCCCTGGGCTTCGGCATCGGCACGGAGCTGGTCACAGCCTTTGACGTTGCTGTTATATTCCTGGGCGGCAAAGGGCGAATACCCGGCCGCGGCAATCGTCGCCCGGTCCACACAGCCTTCAGAGCCATAAGGCGACACGGTGCCATCAAAACTTTCCATGCAGGAATCCACTACATCGCCTCCGGCCGCGTTTCCGCCCAATGAAGTACCACTCATACTGCCTGAATTGGTTGTTTTAGGTGGTACGTAATCCGGATTGGCGTTGTAGGACGCGCTATCGAGTTCCTGCTTCTGCTCGTCCAGCAGTTTGTTAAAGACTAAGTGCAAATCCATCGTGTGCTTGTTCCCCTCAATCCGATGACTGTCCGACTTGATGAAGAACCGCCCTTTGAGCTGTTCTTCCTGGATATCCACAGAAAAACCGGCAATACACTGGATATGGCCGAGCGCCTTGACGGACATGTCATGGGCAACGGTCTTCAGCATGGCCCGGGCCTGCGAGGCATCGTCCTGCTTGGGGTCGGCCTTGCAGATGGCCTGGATGGTGCCGAATCGTTCGATGTCGGTGCCATTCGGCATCTCGCCTTTCGTCTGGCCCGCACTGTCTACGACCACCACTTTCGACACCATGTCTTCGATGGACTCGGACACAGATGCCCCGGTGAGATTCGTTTCATCGCTGATGAGGAAGTTCTCCACCACCTGGTCATTGGTACAGACCACATTCAGCTTCCCGTCCGTCATGTAGATGTGATACCCCTTGCCATCTTGTGCCGACTGGTAAGACAGGGCCTGCTTGATGGCATCAGTTGCTGAGATGTCATCGGCAATGAAACTGCACACCACAGAAAGGTCCGGCATCGTCCCGGCTTCAATCGAAAAGTCATGGATGGTCTGCCGGATGGCATCAGCCACGGTCACATTGGCGTATTTCCGGGTAATACGGGATTTGGCCAGATAGATGATGTTGTCGAAAGCCACAAAGCGCATGGCATAGGACTCGCTGTCCCGGCTCCGGGAAAAGATGCGCCCCTGGAAAACGGGGTACGTCTCCTGCGTGACCTCATCGGTATAGGAAAAACACACTTCATCTCCCAGCTCCAGAACGGCATTCGTCCAGTCCTTGTCTTTCGTGGTATAGGCGATATCAAATTCCAGCTTTCTCCCGGCCTGCTCCACATCGCCCGACCAGGTATAGGAAAGGACATAGGCAGACAAGTCCGTGTTCTGCGGTTTATCTGCCTGCTGGTTTTCCGTATCGGCCTTATTTATCTTTGCCAACTGGAACATTTTCATCATTCCTTTTCAGGTTCATGGTCGTCAGCCGGATGATGTCCCCCGCCGATAGACCACCGCTGCGGATGATGCTGCGGTAGACCTGGAACT